GTTTCCCCTTTGAGTAATCTTAAAAATCTTAAAGAACTTAATCTTCGGGATACCAGAGTTTCGGACGTTTCACCTTTGAGTAATCTTGAAAATCTTAAAGAACTTAATCTTGGACGTACCCGAGTTTCGGACATTTCACCTTTGAGTAATCTTGTTAATCTTGAGAAACTTAGTCTTGGGGGTACCGAAGTTTCGGACGTTTCACCTTTGAGTAATCTTGTTAATCTTAAAAAACTTTGGCTTATGGAGTGCCACGGGCTTTCGGACATTTCGCCTTTGAGTAATCTTGTTAATCTTGAGAGACTTGATCTTTGGCGTACCTCGGTTTCGGACATTTCGCCTTTGAGTAATCTTAAAAATCTTGAGGAACTTGATCTTTGTTTTACTTGAGAGACCTTAAAAAAATCTTAGAATAAAATTATTCTATTTCTAGGTACTATTTCATATCATTTTTAAAAAGAAAATTCTATTGTTCTCAAATAAAATGAGTAGAAGATATCTAACATTAAATAATTATGATGGGTCAATTACAGGTCTTGATGGAATGCCTGCGGGGCCAAATGATGTTGTTTCAGCTGGAGGTCTGGCTTCTATTCAGCATCATTGGACTCAAGGAATGGGAGGTTTAGGAGATAGAACTACAGACGTATTTGCAGGAACTGGTGAAAGATATACAGCTGGACCTTATGGTAATTTATATCATCCAGAATCGCATGGAAGTGTTCATGAACGTCATTATGGCCCTCATACAGTGGATACGCAGCAAAAAACATTAGCAGGGCAACCTTATCACTGGGAATCAAAATCTTCTAAACTTCCAATTGGCAATGATAACTCGTCTATTGAAAATTATACAGATCTTGATAGCTTAGAACTTGTAGATGAAACACCATTAATTGACGAAAATAAATCTCACATAGACAAAAAGATTAAACAACATAAACCCTCTCATATATTCAATGAAAACATAATTCATACACAAATTTATAATAACTCGGATAAATCTAAAATATCAGCGTATGTATTATTGATTTTATTTTTATTTGCATTTATAACATTTGACTTTTGGTCAGAGACTGTTAAAAGTTTTATAGAACAATATGTATTCAAGGGTAAAGCAATAGCTTGGAACAAGTATCTTTTAATGTCAATTATAGCAACAGTTATGTTTATTCTTTTATTAATAGTAATGGATATACCTCTGGGTGAATTAGAGACATCATCACTCATTCCTCCGTTTTAACTCGTATAAATAATCATCTCTTCTAAGTTTATAACCCCAGTGTTGAAGAGTTTGTCTAATTTTGGGTGAAATTGTTTCATCATTCCATTTACCACCCTTTTTCTGAATTTGAGTAACAAGAAATCTCATAAATCTTCCGTTTTTACCTGCAAGTCTTTTCCATCTATTTATTTGCCTTTCGTCATCATCTGAACGCTTTCCTAAAAAGAAATCACAATACCAATTCATCCATCCATAAGGATGAGACTTGCGAATCCAACCTTTTTCTTCCCAAAATTCAAGAGTTGTACCTACTTTTACTTTATACTTATTTTTATTTATATCATATTTACTCCACGGGGATGTAAGATTCTCTTCTGGTATCCCTTTCCACCAATTTTCAGGATATTCTTTGTGTTTACCACGAAGTTTTGTTTTGTAAAACATAGATTTTATAGGCCTCCAATATGTCCCTCCGAATGAACCAAGTCTGAATACCTCCTCAGGTGAAAGATTTGGTCTAAAATTGGGGTAGTCTTTGAAATTATAATACCCATTCTTGAATATAGGTAAATTTGTTTTCACCATTTAAATAACATGTTTATAATTTTCATTCGATTGAATGAAAATTTATATATTACACCTTTGAAAATTTATACAAGATGTTTTGGATGAATATGTGCTATTTTAATATATTTTGGATCTTTATTGGATTTAATCATATGATATAATGCAAATCCGAATCCAGCTAACACAGCCATCATAACTAATGCTATAAATACAATGTACGAACGAGGTAACTGTTCTTTATCATCTTCGGAATCAACAGTGTAATACTCGTATTTAGATTCTATATTAGATGGAACTTTTTCCTGAAAATTAATAATTCTGTTATATCCTCCATCTTCTCCATGAGGTTGAGGATTAGGCTCTTCCATATTTGCATATGGACCAGGATGAGGATTGCCATAATGACCTAATCCTTTTCTTTCTCTACCAGAAGGTCCTGTATATCCTTCTATGAGAACGGACTTGTCTTTTTCTACAACAGCATTGTGATGAATAGGGCTATTGTAAGTATCGGCTATTTTATCAGTTCCCTTGTGACGTTGGTGAACAGCTACATCATGAACGTCGTATTTATCATCTTTCGCGTATCCATCTACATAATAAAAATTATCAGGATGATTATGATGATGGATAGCTCTCAAGGCATCTCCTGAAACATGAGGTTGGTCAAAAATAGGATGATATCTATATTTTTTATGCAAATGTTTTGCATGATTTTCTGTTTCAATCTCATCGGTATGATATTCAAAACTTTTCTTTCTATAATCTGCTACTTCATCATTATTGTTCAAAGCATTTGGAATATCAGCGCGGGTATGATGCCATTCTGGATTATAATGCTTTTCAGATAGAAATACACTTCCCTGATCTATAGTTGGATGCAATTTATGAAGAGGTTGCTTTTCAGAAGTTTGAGGGATAGGTCTATGAAGGTACCTATACTGACTATCCCCATCATAAACTTGCTGATCACCTTGATGAACCTTAAGAATTGGTTCTTCTAAACTTCTCTCTCCAAATTTCTTGGTATGAGAAACATTAGTTAGATGATAATGTTGTAATTCCATTTGTTATTTATAAATAGAAAGAAGAATTAAAAAATATTTAGAAGTATAACTATTTGAAGAAAAGATTATTATCGATAATAATAAATGCCATCTCATATCATTATACATAATAATCACTCTGTATGGTCCCCTTCGACTGTAATATACGTTATTACATCTGCTATAATTATTACACTTCTTTGGTGGGCTACAACATATCCAGCTGATAAAGAAGAATTAGAAGATAATAGACTAATAATGGCAATTCTATCTTCTTATTTAATATTTGGAATGTTTGTAGTAATGATGTGTTCTCATAATAATAGTCATATGCACTCTTGGATTATAATAACAGGATTATTAACACCTGCATTATTAGTTTTATTTTGGACTGTATATAGATACCATCATCATAATATTGATGATTCTAATTAGAGATTATATTATTTTACTCTATCGAGTAAAATAATTTGTTTTATTAAATTAACATAATTCGTTTCTAAGTTTATGAAGAATAGTATCTTCGAATTCATTTATACTTGTTCTAGCGGAATGAAGATCGCGGCCTATAGCGTCTTCTACTCTTTTTTCATAAGACACAACTTTGGTGTTATACTGAAGCAACAATACAACGATAATAAGTACCAATACGGCAATAGCGATTTTATATTTATTCATTATTGTTTGTAATATAATCACAAATAAATTTATAAAAAAAGTAATTTCATTATCGTCTATACTTTGATTTACGTTTCATGTGCTCAACTTTAAGCTTTATATTTGGAGCTTCTACTCCGGCTGTTCTTATAGTTCCTCTATTGAGATTAGTATGATAACTTTTTTCAGGTTCAAGTTTTGTCTTGAAGTAAAAGTTTTGTTTATCAGCATTCCTATCTCTATAACTATAGTTTCTATGAGCTGTAGCTGAAACATTTGGATTTTGTCTTAGCTTTATATATTCTTCTGGTGAAGTATACGATTTAAGCCGAGTTTGATATCCTGATTCTGAACCCGGATTTACAATTGTTAGATGCGAATCTATTTGTTTATCTAATTCCATTTCGTCAAGTTTAGTTTCTCCATCTATAGTATGTAATGCGGAATACCCCGAATCTGCTACCACCGAAGGCGCCTTTCTTTGTAATTTATACTCGTTAACTGGTCTTTCCCCGTCTACAGTATAAGGATTGACATAACCTGCATTTCCACTAACATTTGGATTTAAATTTGTTTCTAAAATAGTATGATTTGTATCAGTCTGATCGGTATGAGCCATGTTATAGTTTAACTTATAACCAGAAGATGCAGATGTTTGTATTTTATCAACTTCGCTCATTTTTAATTCTTTAGGAGCGTCAACTTTGACTTGAGTTTCACAGCCAGCAGACGCAGAATAAAGAGGCATTGTTGTTTCAAGATCGGGTAAAACAGAATTATCTTCTGGTATATCCATAGGAGCGTAAAATGTAGAACGCCATGAGTTTGAAGCTATTCTATCGGTCAAGTGCTTGTTTATATCCGAAACTGTTTGATTTTGAACTGCAAAAGCTGTTGTCCCATGTCCATCATGGGCGGTTCCGGGGTTTATTCTTGGTTGAATAGCATGGACCTTGGTGGGTAATCTGTTTAATGGTCCGTGGTGTTCATACGAGTTTTCAAGGGGAGGACGAAAAGCGTCAATCTTTTCTTGGTATGACGTATGACCGTACCTATCACGACCATGATCTCTTGATTGCGCAAGAACGGCATGTTCATAAAGTTGAGTATGAGATTCGGTGTCTAAAACCGTTTTTCCTTCATCCACAACCCAGTATTTTTTACTCCATTTAAATTCTGGTGGCGCTTTTTTTATATCTGCGTATACAGGTTGTTCTAGCATATTTAAAGGTTTCTTTAGACCTTGACCTGGTATATATCCGTTCATCTTATATTGATATAATCTTACACTATAAAAAAAATGTTTTTAATATAAATAAATAAATAAATAAAAATGAAATATGAAATTGATATAGGTTTAGTTATATCATAAACTTTTCAAACAACCATCTTAATTCGACTTTAAAATTAACTTTAACAATGTCCCGTTCAAACAACCCTGTATACGTAAGCCTCCATAGCGACTTTGATTGGTCATTGGTTCATGTGGAGGAACCTAAATGTAACGAAATCAATAAGGCCGGAAACCCTATTACTTGGCATACATCATCTGTGTATGTTAAGGGAGCCAACGGCGAAAAACGTCCTATTTATTTTCAATTAGAACAACAAATGCTTTGGGGTATTAGTGGTATATGGCCTGTTGGTACAGACCGTGCGGATCAAACTCTAGATACCTTGGAAGGTTATCAAATTACCTATCCTATGACTACTATAAATACTGTTAATTCTCCTACTATCAATGAGTTAAAAACACAAAAAATATTTGATAACATTCGTAGGGTTACATCAGAAGCAATGCAACGTTTCTGTAAAGCAGAAAAAGAACGCAAGAAAAAGAATCCTAGTCAACCTCCGATTATTCCATCTCCTACTTATACATCCTACTTGGGCGCTATCGAGGAAGATAATATTGAGGCTGCTGTTAAACCTATTTACTCATTGGCTACAAGGAAAGACCCATCCACTGGAAAGTCTGTTGTAGACGCGTCTATTCCTAAAAAGGCATACATTAAGCTTAAGTATTACAAGAAAAAAGCCGATGATGTAGGTATTCCCAAATGTACAGCAACAATTAAAGGACCTGGTAATAAGATAGTATCTGTTCAAAAGTATCTTCAACATGCTCAATCTACTTCGACACTTGGTACTGCTAAGTGTGTGATTCAGTGGGAAGATATCTACTGGGGTGCCCATGGTAAATCTCCATACGGATGCAATGCTCGCATCAAAGTAGTAGAGATTAACTATACCCCTGAAGCTAAAACCACTAATAGTGATTATAACTTTTTAGGTCCTAATGATTCACCAGGAGATGAGGAAGAGGATGATGATTTTCCTTCTCCTATACCTAAAGCTGTGTCAGAAGAATATTTATCAATGGAAAATGAAGAAAATAATGGAGTGCTTGATTTAATCCAAGGAAATGTAGATGATGAACTTGATGATGACGATGGAATCGAAGAGGAAGAAGAAGAAAAACCTGCAAAGAAGTCTACAAAAAAGCCTGTCAAAAAAACTGTAAGAAAAACTAAAAAAGAGTAAATATTATTATGATTTCATTTCACTTATGAAATGAAATTTACTAAAATATAATAACCCTATAAACCTCAAATTAAAATATATAAATTCAAAGATAATTTATAATTTTTGTAAATGTTGTCATTTCATAATACTGTGGTGAATAATGATAAAGAAAAAGTTAATGGGATATTGGAAATATTTAATTGACAACAAGTAATTTTCACAAAGATTTATATACTGTTATCAAAATATATTTTGATAACTATGGAATCAATCTAAATTATTAACTACTAGGTATTACAAATTACTTTTACAAACGTATGTGTGTAAAATATTACAAGGTTTACTTGATTTGATTTAATTATATGTTATTTCCACTTGAATGTTTACCATTCGTAATTTTGAATTGTGAAACTTGACGTATCTAATTACTATATAAGATTTTATATTAATCTTTAATTATTAATCGATGAAATATTTAAAAAAAAAATCATATTAAAAATGAAATGATTTTTTTATAATATTTTTTATGTTATCATAACATATATTTTTCACTATGAAGGATTACGCGTTTTACCCTATAAGACATCAAAGTCTAATCGAACACTACTGGGAACAAAGAAATATACGATGGGTCCCTCAGGATATTGATCTAAAATGTGACAAGTCTGAGTGGAAAAATAATTCAAAGTGTGATGAAAATGTTAAAAATCTCGTAGTTGGTATTCTAAGCTTTTTTGTTCCAAGTGATGGAATGGTGACAGAAAATATATTTTTCAATTTTCAGCAAGATACGTCTATTTACAAAGAAGCGGTTGCGTTTTACGCTGAACAGGCAGCAATGGAAATGGTTCACTCAGAGACGTATTCTTTGATGGCTGAAAGTATCATTACCGATTCTGACACACGATACAAGATTTATAATTCATTTGATACATTCAAGTCTGTTGAAAAGATTGCCAAGTTTATGACAAAGTATATGGGTAGAGATAAATCTTTACCTATTAGAATAGTAGCCTTCGCATGCGTAGAAGGTATATTGTTTAATAGTGCATTTGCATGCATCCACTGGGTCAAGCATTGGAGAAATATCCTTCCAGGATTCTGTAAAGCAAACGAATTTATAGCTCGTGATGAAGCTATTCATACAAGGTTCGCATGCGAGTTATTCAAGACTATTCTTGAAAATGAAAAGGAACACACCAGACCTACAAAAGAAGAATTTTACAATGTTATAGATGAAGCTGTTGAGCTCAATAAGGTGTTTATTAATGAAATTTTACCTGAAGCCGATAATCTTATTGGTCTAAGTTCAGAAGGGCTCATTAAATATACAAAATGCACCGCTGATATTCTCTGTACTTGGATGGGATATGACAAGAAATATAATGAAAGTAACCCATTCGCATGGATGAAACTTATTAGTCTTCCTAATCGAACTAATTTTTTCGAAAGCAGAGTTTCCGAGTATGCCAAACCTGAATCAGGTGAAAACGAATTTGATCTCGATGAGGATTTTTAAGTAATTTATATATATATTATAAAACAGATATACAAACAAATGTTGGCACACGTGCAATAGGTAGTACTAAAATTATACATATGAATTATCTACAACACAAAACCTTTCGATAATATTTATCCATTTAATGATTGATTATGATAAACAAATTATAAAAATGATTTTTTTTGAGTCAGATATTTTTATATAATTATGTGGTTTATTTGTTCATAAAATGCTCGTAAAATATACATAAGTGTACATTTTGCGAGATTTACAGTATAGGTATAGTTTTGCTCTATTGGGGGATACATGATGTAATTTAAGTGGCTTAACTTCTTTATGTTGTTCTTTATTCTTGATAAGGAGAGTAATATGGGAAGTGTACATTTTTGCGAGGTCTTGGGAAAAGGGGGGGGGGGGGTGTTTGGAGAACAAAAAAAGAAGTTTTTTTTTTTATATTTAAAAAA